AGCGAGCTGCAGAACGACATCGACGCCATCGCGTCGCTGATCGACAGCACGCTCTACAAGCTCCGTTTCCTGTCCTGAGGAGGCCCAAATGGCCGGCGTGAACAACCCGTATCGCTACGCCTACGAGGCCGTCGCTGCCTCGCAGACGGCGCAGATCCTCGGCGCCACCGGGGCTACCGGCGACTACCTGCACCGCATCGTCGTGGCGGTCGCGACCGCCCTGACCTCGACGGTGGACGTGATCGACGGCTCGACGACGGTCCTCTCGATCCCGGCCAACACGGCCGTCGGCGTCTATTCGATCGAGGTGAACGCGGTGTCGCGTAACGGCGCGTGGAAGATCACCACCGGCGCCGGTGTCAGTGTTCTCGCGGTCGGCGTCTTCGCGTAGCCGCCATGAACAAGCCCGGCCTCTACGCCAACATCCTCGCCAAGCAGGAGCGCATCAAGGCGGGCTCCGGCGAGAAGATGAAGCGCCCTGGCGAGAAGGGCCGGCCAACGGAAGCCGACTTCAAGCAGGCGGCCAAGACCGCCAAGCCGGAGAACAAGCGATGACCGCGGCGTGGCAGCGCAAGGAAGGCAAGAACCCCAAGGGCGGATTGAACGCCAAGGGCCGCGCCAGCTACAAGGCCGAAACCGGCGGCACCCTTAAGCCGCCCGTGAAGTCCGGCGACAACCCGCGCCGCGCCAGCTTCCTCGCCCGCATGGGCAACATGCCCGGCCCGATGAAGGACGAGAAGGGGCGCCCGACCCGCCTGGCGCTTGCGTTGAAGGCATGGGGCGCTTCGTCCAAGGCCGACGCAAAGGCCAAGGCCCGCGCCATCAGCGCGCGCAACAAGGAGTGATGCCGATGGCACGCATGACGCGCGAAGAGATGGACCGCTTCGACCGCGAGATGATGGGCATCATGAACCCGCAGGCCGCGATGCCGGTGGCCGCGTCCGCGCCAGCCCGCGCCATGATGCCGACGGCGGAGTCGATGGACCCGATGCTGCGCCCAGAGGGCACCGCCGGCGGCCCGGTGGTGTCCTACAGCCTCGACGACATCCGTCGCTTCTTCGGCATGGGTGGCCGCCCGGCCATGTCGCCCGCCGAGGCCGCCGAGGCCGCGCAGATGTACGTCCGCGCGCAGGCCCCGGCCCCGTTTGCGCCCAACTCCCCGCCTCCTCCTCCGCCCGCGCCGCCCCCTGCGGCCCCGCGCCCGCCTGTTCCGGCTCGCCGCCAGGCGCCGGTGATGCGCGGCCTTCCGACGAACGAGGCGGACTTCGCGCCGCCGCGACCCGACACGCTCGGCGGCGTTTCGCCGGCGGACATGGTGGCGATGGGGCAGCCTGCGCCTGCGCCAATCGCGCGCCCGATGCCGGCCGATCCGATCGGCATTCCGCGGCCCGCCATTCCCTCGGGAACGATGGTTCCCGGCACGCTCCCTAGCGAGGCCTCAACCGTCCCGCTGCGCGCCACGCCGCAGCAGCTCGCGCAGGCGATTCGCCGTTTCGGCCGGATGGAGCTCGACCCTAACAGCTTCGCGGCGCGTTACGCCCGCACGCAGCGATAACGCGATGTACCGCAGGAGGCCGTGATGGCCGATGCAATCCCGACCGGCGTGCAGAAGTACCTGCAGGCGATCTCGACCTACGAGAAGGAATTCGAGCGCTGGCAGAAGCGCGCGACCAAGATCATCAAGCGTTACCGCGACGACATGCGGACCCAGTCCGGCAACGAGACCGTCAAGTTCAACATCCTGTGGTCGAACGTCCAGACGCTGATTCCCGCTGTCTACGCGAAGCTGCCGAAGGCCTCGGCGGCCCGGCGCTTTGGTGACAACGACCAGGTCGGTCGCGTGGCGGCGCAGCTGATCGAGCGCGCTCTGGACTACGAGATCGAGCACTACCCCGACTTCCGCGCGACGATGCGATATGCCGTCGAGGACCGCTTCCTTGGCGGCCGCGGCGTCGCATGGGTCCGCTACGAGCCGCATGTGCGCGCGCAGGAACTCGGCATGCCCGAGGACGGCCCGCAGATCACCGAAGACGTCGACGAGGACGGCAACCTGCCGGAGCCCGCCGGCGTGCCCGAGGAGATCGAGTACGAGTGCGCGCCGGTCGACTACGTCCATTGGAAGGACTTCGGCCACAGCAGCGCGCGGACGTGGGAAGAGGTCACGCAGGTCTGGCGCTGGGTCTACATGACCCGCGAGGCACTGGTGGAGCGTTTCGGCGAGGAGATGGGTCGCAAGATCCCGCTCGACAGCGGCCCCGACAACCTCGACGGCCCGAACAAGCAGCGCGAGGGCACCCGCGCCAAGATCTGCGAGCTGTGGGACCGCGAGACGCAGAAGGTCTACTGGATCAACAAGGGCATGGCGCAGTTCGTCGACGAGCGCGACGACCCGCTGCGGCTGGAGAACTTCTTCCCCTGCCCGCGCCCGCTCTACGCCACCACGACGTCCGACACGCTTGTCCCGGTGCCCGACTTCCTGCTTTATCAGGATCAGGCCAACGAGCTCGACATCCTTTCCGATCGCATTGACGGTTTGGTGAAGGCGCTGCGCCTTCGCGGCGTCTACGATGCCTCGCAGCCGGCCCTGCAACGCCTCCTGACCGAGGGAGACAACAACGCGCTGATCCCGGTCGACAAATGGATGGCGTTCGGCGAGAAGGGCGGCCTCAAGGGCTCCATCGACCTTTTGCCGCTCGACACGCTCGCCCAGGCGCTGATCCAGTGCTACACGGCCCGCGAGCAGATCAAGGCGCAGATCTACGAGATCACCGGCATCTCGGACATCATCCGCGGCCAGACCGCGGCGAGCGAGACCGCGACGGCGCAGCAGATCAAGGGCCAGTACGCCGGGTTGCGGCTGCGGTCGATGCAGGAGGAGGTCGCGCTCTTTGCCTCCGAGCTGATCCGGCTGAAGGCCCAAATCATCTGCCAGCTCTTCCAGCCGCAGACGATCCTCCAGTACGCCGCCGCGCAGCAGATGTCGCCGGCGGACCAGCAGCTGATCCCGCAGGCCCTGCAGCTTCTGGCGGACAAGCCTCTGCGGAACTTCCGCATCGAGGTCGCGTCCGACAGCCTCGTCCAGATCGACGAGGCGCAGAACAAGCAGGACCGGCTGGAGTTCGTGCAGGCCTATGGCGGGTTCCTTGAGAAGGCCCTGCCGGTCGTGCAGCAGGTGCCGCAGGCCGCGCCGATCGTCATCGAGCTGATGAAGTACGGCATCGGCGCGTTCAAGCAGGCCGAACCGATCGAGGGCACGCTGGACCGCATGCTGGAGCAGATCACCCAGCAGCAGCAGGTCGACGCCGGCGCGCCGCCGCCGCCAGACCCCGAAATGGTCAAGGCGCAGATGCAGCAGCAGGCCGAGGCCGCGCGCATGCAGGCCGAGCAGCAAAAGGCGCAGTTCGACGCCCAGATGCAGCAGGCCAAGCTCCAGGCCGACATGCAGATTGAGCAGATGAAGGCGCAGGCGGCCGCCGCCATCGAGGAACAGCGCCAGCGTTTCGAGGCTGCGCTGAAGGCCGAGGAGCTCGCCCAGCGTGCCGAGCTTGAGCGGCACAAGGCGCAGCTCGACGCCGACACCAAGATCCTCGTGGCGCGCATCGGTGCGGCCGGTGCCGATGTCCCGGCGATTGACGCGGTCAGCGAGGTCACCAACCGCATGGCGACCGGCATGTCCGAGGACGTGCGTGCGATGATCCAGGCGATGGCGCAGGACAGCGCCACGCGAGAGCAGCAGCTTCTCGGTTTGATGCAGGCGCTGATGCAGGCCATGGCAGCGCCAAAGCGCATCGTTCGCGGCCCTGATGGCCGGGCAATGGGCGTTGAAGTTGGCGCATGATCGGCGTCTGGGATGCCGGGCGATGGGATGAGGCGACGTGGGGCGATTCGCCTTACATCGTCGTGGACGACACCCATGACGGCGATCGCAGGGCGAAGCGGCTGCGCGACGAACGCGCGGCCAACGAGCAGCGTCGGCAGCGCGTCCTGGCGCTTTACGAGCGGATCGTCGAGGGCAAGCAGTCCTTGCCGGACGCCGCAGAGTACATCGTAACGCGCGCGGTCGAGGCGGCCGGCGTCGAGGCGCGCGCCGACATACTGAAGGCCCCAACCATCGATCTCGGGCGCATTTTCGCCGGTCTGGAGCGCGCTTCTGCAATCCAGCGCGACATGCAGCTGGAGGCCGACGACGAGGAGGTGATGCTGCTGCTATGAGGACCCGTTACGTCTGGCGCGACGGCGAGATGATCGAGATCGCGGTCGCCACGCCCGGTGCCGAGCCGAAGATCCAGATCGTCCCCGACATCGGCGGCTACAAGTCGATGGCGGACGGCTCGTGGATCAGCAGCCGCTCGCAGCACCGGGAGCATCTGAAGAGGCACAACTGCTTCGAGGTCGGCAACGAGATGCCGAAGCCGAGGCAGCCGATCACGACTAGCCGCGAGCAGCGCATCAAGCGCCTGCGCGAACAGTTGTGGAACATGACCGATCGGCAGGCGGACAAGATCCTGGCCGAGATCCGGTCGCAGCAGCGGAGATGACATGAGCGAAATCCAGAAGGTCGACAGCGACAGCCGCAAGGAACTGCTGGCCGAGCAGTTCAGCGCCATCGAGGCGGAGGCCGCCGCGCCGGCGCCCGAGGCTGCGCCGCAGCCGGAGCCCGAGGCCGCAGCCGAGCCGGCCGGCGAACGCGCCCGCGACGCATCTGGCCGCTTCGCGAAGGCTGCGCCCGCCGGGCCGCAGGCCACCGCGTCGGAGGCGCCCGAGCCCGCCGAGGAGCCCGTGTGGCGTCGCCCGCCGCAGTCCTGGAAGAAGGAAATGCATGACTTCTGGGCCAAGGCCGATCCGCGGCTGCAGGAGTACGCCTACCAGCGCGAGGAGCAGATGCGCGCCGGCATCGAGCCAATCCGCGCCAAGGCCGAATTCGCGGACGCCATGAACGAGGCGATCGCGCCTTACATGGACACGATCCGCGGGCTGGGCATCGAGCCGCCGCAGGCCGTGCGGGCGCTCATGGAAGCGGACAATATCCTGCGAAATTCGTCCCCGCAGGACCGGCTCAACTATTTCCATTCCCTTGCCCGGTCCTACGGCATAGACTTGGCCGCGCAGGGTCAGCCCGCCCCACAGGCCCCGGTCGATCCGAACTTCGTGGCGCTTCAAAACGAACTCGTGAAGATTCGTGGCGAAGTGACCGGCTGGAAGCAGGCGCAAGAGGAAGCGGCCAATGCCGCGCTCCTCGACGAGGTGCACCAGTTCTCCACGAAGGCAGAGCACTTCGAGGACGCGCGGCCGACGATGATCCAGCTCCTACAGAGCGGCGTCGCGACCACGCTTCAAGACGCATACGACAAGGCCCTGCGTCTGGACGATCAGCTCTTCGCAAGGCAGCAGCAGTCCACACAGGCTGCGGCGCTGGCGGAGCGGAAAGCATCGGCAGACAGGGCGGCGAAAGCCGCCAGGGCAGCCGCGGTCTCGGTTCGGTCCTCCACACCCGGGGCGCCATCCGCCGCCAAGGCATCCGACCGCCGTTCCCTTCTCGCCGAACAATTCGACGGGATGTCGGATCGGCTCTGACCCAAACCCTCTGTAAGGAGTGCCATTCATGGCGTTCGCGAACAGTTCGATCAGCGATATCATCGCGACGAACATCCAGTCGCGTTCCGGC